ATCTCAAATGGATAACGTAATAACCAAAATAGATGGTTTAGAATCTAAGGTTGAGGACATGAAAGAACCTACACCTCAGGAAAGACTTGAGATGAGGTCGTTGGATTCATACCCATTTAATCAGAATCCTTCTGAGTTTTTCTCACAGAAACAACTTGATATGAAAGCGAGTGGTAAAAATGAATACGTCATAACCAAACAAGATGTGGCGGATTATAACCCAGGAGAAATGAGAGATTCATTCAACCAAGAAAAACCTGATGAAAATGAGGTTGAGTGGTAATGTAAAATTCTTTCTTGAAGTACAATCACAACTTAAAGTACTACATTGGCAAACTAAGAGTCACGCAAAACACATATCTTTTGGAGAGACTTATAATGTGTTAGATGGTCTTATAGATAATTTTGTCGAAATTGCGATGGGTATCTACGGTAGATTTAAATTAGAGGAAGAAGAAACACACATATCTATTCAAAACCTTTCTGATGTTGACGTACTTGGAATGATCAAGACTGTGAGGAGTAGTTTACAACAAATGGAAATAAATCCGAAAGACACAGATCTACTTAATATTAAAGACGAAATGTTAGCTCAGATCAACAAACTATCTTATTTACTGACACTTAAGTAAAAAATACTACATATAAAAAAATTAATAAAGTTCAAGGGGTTGACTCTTGGACTTTTTTTGTGTATCTTTTTTATATAACATTAATAAATTAAAATTTAAAAATTATGAGTTCAATCGACGCAATTCTTTCTCAGTATGAGAAAAACACGCAACCAGCCGCAGGCGGCAACAGAATTTCCAGTGAGGAAAGACTTAAAAAGTACTTCACTACAATTCTTCCTAAAGGAACACAATCAGGACAAAAGAGAATTAGAATTCTCCCAACAACTGACGGTACAAGTCCGTTCCAAGAAATCGCATTCCATGAAGTACAAGTAGATGGGAAATGGTTAAAACTTTATGATCCATCACAAGATGGTGACGTATCTCCGTTAAACGAGGTAAGACAAAGTTTATTATCAACAGGAAGTGAGGATGACAAAATCTTGGCAAGAAATTATAGAGCAAAAAAATTCTATATAGTCAAAGTTATCGATAGAGATAACGAACAAGATGGTCCAAAATTTTGGAGATTCAAACACAACTACAAAGGTGATGGTAATTTAGATAAAATTATACCTATCATTAGAAGTAAAGGTGATATTACAGATGTTGTTGAAGGTAGAGATTTAATACTATCGTTAGCCGTAACTAAGGCAAACAATGGTAGAGAATACACTACTATCAACTCAATTATTCAAGAAGATAAGTCAGGTTTACATACTGATCCTGAAGTAAGTAACGGATGGGTTAATGACCCACAAACATGGAGAGATGTTTACTCTGTTAAACCTCTTGAGTACTTACAATTGGTAGCATCAGGTGAAAACCCTGTTTGGGATAAAGACGCTAAGAAGTTTATATCTTCTATGGGTGGTGAGGAAACATTTGGAGGATCATCAATGACACCTAAGGTAGAAGTGGAAGATCCACAATCAACAACAAAAGTAGACGACAACCTACCATTTTAATTAACACGGACCCACCCAAAACAATTATTGATGGAAACATCTGGTGGAGTAAGAAAAACCGATTAGTCGGTCCCTACGGGTGGGTCCATTTTAAAAAAGAATATGGCAATTAAGAAAAAAGATTTTAAAAGTATCAAATCAAAGTTCTCTAAACAGGCGAAGTTTAAGTCTGATAAGTTTTTTGATTTAGGTGATGCGTTTTTAGATGCTACAGGATTACCAGGTCCGTCCATGGGACATATTAATATGTTTTTAGGACACTCAGATACAGGTAAAACAACGGCACTTGTTAAAACCGCAGTCGACGCACAGAAGAAAGGTGTACTTCCTGTTTTTGTAATTACAGAACAGAAGTGGGATTTTCCACACGCAAAATTAATGGGTCTTGATATTGAAGAAACAGTTGATGAAGAAACAGGAGAAATTGAATACGATGGATTTTTCTTATTCAATAATGAATTTCAATATATAGAACAAATTACTGATTACATAAATGAATTATTAGACGCTCAGAAGAAAGGTGAATTAGAATATGATTTACTATTCTTGTGGGATTCGGTTGGGTCCGTACCATGTAAAATGACATTTGATGGTAAAGGGGGTAAACAACATAATGCATCGACGTTAGCCGATAAAATCGGTATGGGATTAAATCAGAGAATTTCAGGTTCAAGACGAGTTGATTCAGAATATACAAATACACTTGTTATTGTTAATCAACCATGGGTTGAACTTCCTGATAACCCATTTAGTCAACCAAAAATTAAGGCAAAGGGTGGTGAATCAATATGGTTAAACTCCACACTTGTATTTAGGTTTGGTAATCAGAAAAATGCGGGTACTAACCCTATCTCTGCAGTTAAAGACAAGAGAAAGGTAAAATTCGCAACAAGAACGAAGATTTCTATCATGAAAAACCATGTAAATGGTCTTGGATATGAAGATGGTAGAATCATTGTGACCGCACACGGGTTTCTAAGTGGAAAAGATTCTACTGAGGAAAAGAAATCCTTAGAGGGATACAAAAAGGAACACGCAGAGTTTTGGAAAGACCAATTGGGTATCGAGGGTGACTTCGACATCAAAGAGGAGGTATAGAATTGTTGAACCTATAAAAGGTAAAAATGTCAGTATTATTAGTAGACGGAGATAACTTACTTACAATCGGATTTTATGGAGTAAAAAATTACTTCTATAAGGGTGACCATATTGGTGGTATATATCATTTCATTAATACTTTAAGAAAATCATTTGAACTTTATAGGTTAGACAAAATAGTTGTCTTTTGGGACGGAGAAGATGGATCCGCGACAAGAAGAAAAATGTATCATAGATACAAAGAGAATAGAAGACAACGAATTCGTACCGACAAAGAAAAAGAGTCATACACAAGACAAAGAAGAAGAGTCCAACAATACTTAGAAGAATTATACGTAAGACAAGGTGAGTTTGAATTTTGTGAGACAGACGACTGTATCGCATACTACTCTCAACAATCAAACGAAAACACAATAGTCTATTCTTCAGATGGGGACCTAGCACAGTTAGTTTCTGACACCACTAAGGTATATAACCCTTCACACAGGAAACTTTACGGTCAAAATGATATAATACTATACGAACACCAAGAAATACACATACAGAACGTTAAAATCGTTAAAATAGTTTGTGGGGATAGATCGGACAATATTGCGGGGATTAAAAACATGGGCATTAAGAAGTTCATTAAGTTATTCCCTGAATTGAAAGACACCCCACTAGGTATTGAATATGTTATTGAAAAATGTAATAAGTTATTTGAAGAGGATAAGTATAATAATACTGTCAAAAACTTACTTACAGGTGTTACTAAATACGGTGTTTTCGGGGAAGAATTTTTTAACCTCAATGAGAGTATCGTAAGTTTAGATCAACCGTTTCTCACGGATGTAGCGAGAGAAACAATCACAGACCTTATACACGAAAAATTGGATCCCGAAGGAAGATCCTATAAGAACACGATGAAGATGATGATGGAGGATGGGATATTTACAGTTCTACCTAAATCAGATGACGCGTGGATAAAGTTCCTTAATCCTTTCTTACGTTTAACACGTAAGGAAAAAAATAAAAGAGTTATAAAAATTAAAACAAATGAGTAACAACGAAACTACAAAACTTGAATTTCTACTAACCTTGAATGATAATATTATCTGTCAGAGGTTCTTTAATGTCAGAGGATTTAACCCAAAAGTTAAAAGATCTTTGAATCTTCACTACGATGTGAAAAATATTTGTGAAGAAATCGAAGAAAATTTGAAACAAAAAACTTTGGATTATCTACACAAAGATCAACATTATTTTCCCGTTTTCGACCCTTCCAACAACGAAGGTCCGGACCCAGATGAATACTTCAGAGTAGAGATTAAGCAGAATGACGATGTATTTATTTCAAGAGCATTCCCTGCACATATCTATCACCCTAAAGTGAGATATTCTGTGGACATTCGACCGATCTTAAGAAGAGTATTAGGTGGACTAAGTGAGACCTTCTCTTTAGAGGATATAACAACAAAATATATGAATTATAATTTACAACAAAACTAAAGTACTATGAGTGAGATGAACTTCGGAAAATTAGGAAATCAATTCCAACAAGCATTAATAAAATCAATTATTGAAGACGCCAAATATGGTGAACAAATAATGGAGGTTTTAGAAAGTAGGTACTTTGACAATAATTCATTTAAATATATTATTACACATGTAAAAGAGTTACAGGATATATATAAAACTATTCCGACATACGAGACTCTTAAACAGAAGATAATGACTGAAACGTCAAATAATCCACTAGCAGGTAGGTTACATAGTGAGACACTACATTCAATAGAGAACTTAGAAGAGGTTGTAGTGGGTCAGACATATGTAAAGGACACGGCACTTAACTTTTGTAAACAACAAAATTTAAGAAAAACAATGAGTGAGGCATTAAAAATCATTGATAAAGGAGATTTTGAGTCATATGACAAAATTGCGGATATGGTTAATACGTCACTACAAGTGGGAGCTACAGACGATGATATCGTTGATATATTCGATGACCTTGACAATGCATTAGATATCGATCCAAGAATACCTATACCAACAGGTATAAGTGGATTGGATGATCTTTTAAAAGGTGGTATTGGTACAGGTGAGTTAGGTATGATACTAGCACCCACAGGTGTTGGTAAATCAACTATTTTGACAAAGTTTGCTAACACCGCAGCAAACACTGGTCACAAAGTAGTACAAATATTTTTCGAAGATACTCAAACACAAATTAGACAGAAACATTTCACTTGTTGGTCTGGTTTTAGTTCTGACCAACAGACTGAATCACCTGATATGAAATTACAGACAATCGCGAAGGCACGTGAATGTCAAGAAAGAGAAAATTTTGGTGGTTTAAAAATCATCAGAATGGAAAACTACAACACCACTGTTAGTGATGTTAAAAGAAAATTACTAAAATTACAATCACAAGGATTCAAAGCAGACTTAGTTGTTATTGATTATGTGGATTGTATGATTGCGGATAGGTCTAAAGGATATGATGAAGAGTGGAAAGGAGAAGGGTCAGTTATTAGACAATTAGACGCAATGTGTTATGACTTAAATGTGGCGTTATGGACGGCATCCCAAGGTAATAGAAGTTCAATATCTGCGGACATTGTGAATGTTGATGATATGGGTGGGTCAATTAAAAAGGCACAGACAGCACATATAATTCTTTCAATTGCAAAGAGTTTAGAACAAAAAGACAATAAGACGGCTAATATGAGTTTAATTAAGTCGCGAGTTGGTAGAGATGGAGTTAACTTTAACAACTGTAAATTTGATAACGAATTTATGGAAATCGATGTCACGGAACAAGAAACCTTATTGGGTCATCAAATGAGGAAACAAGAACAAGGTATCAACCGTGCTGCAGAGATTTACAAACAAACTCACAATATATAATCATTAACCTAAATACATTAAAACATGACTGAAAAGATTTTACAAGAAAATCCTGGACGATTTGTCCTTTTCCCTATCGAACATCACGATATATGGAAATATTATAAACAACAAGAAGCATCCTTTTGGACTGCGGAAGAAATAGACCTAATGCAAGATGTTAGCGATTGGTCTAATAAGTTAAATGACGATGAGAAACATTTTGTTAAACACGTTTTGGCGTTCTTCGCAGCATCTGACGGTATTGTAAACGAGAACCTCGCAGAAAACTTCGTAAATGAAGTACAATATACTGAGGCTAAGTTTTTCTACGGTTTCCAAATTGCAATGGAAAATATTCATAGTGAAACTTATTCATTGTTAATTGATACACTTATTAAAGATAAGGATGAACAAAATAAGTTATTTAACGCGGTCGAAACAATTCCTGCAATTAAGAAAAAGGCGGATTGGGCACTTAAATGGATCGAGTCTGATTCATTTGCGGAGAGACTTATTGCATTCGCAGCGGTAGAGGGTATTTTCTTTTCAGGATCATTTTGTTCCATATTCTGGCTCAAAAAACGTGGTTTAATGCCGGGATTAACCTTCTCCAATGAACTCATTTCGAGAGACGAGGGGTTACATTGTGATTTTGCGTGTCACCTATACAACGAACATATCTCTAAAAAATTAAGTAAAACAAGAATTAAAGAGATTATTCTTTCTGCATTAGAGATTGAAAAAGAATTCATTCTTGAAGCGTTACCTGTTAGGTTAATTGGTATGAACTCTGAACTAATGTCACAATATCTTGAGTTTGTTACTGATAGATTATTAGATTCTTTAGGTGTAGCAAAACATTTTAAATCTGAAAATCCATTTGATTTTATGCAAAACATTGCATTACAAGGGAAGACTAACTTTTTTGAGAAAAGAGTAGCGGAATACCAAAAGGCTGGTGTCAATAACGAAACCGAAGAGGACATAGATTCTGCGTTCGGGGATATGGATTTTTAATACGGGTAAAGATGAAAGTAAAAAAGAGAAATGGTTCGTTAGAACAAATGAAATATGATAAGATCACAAGAAGAATTTCTGCATTGTGTTCTGATCTAAATTTAGATTACGTAGATCCAACGTATATTACCTTAAAAGTGACTCAAGGAATATATGATGAAATAACCACAACAGAGTTAGACACATTAGCAGCGGAAACCGCAGCGTCTATGACGACAACTCACCCCGACTATTCAAAATTAGCGGGTAGGTTGGCAGTTACTAATTTACATAAAACCACACCTAAGAAATTTTCACAATCTATAAAGGAACTATATTCTTTTATAGAACCAAGAACGGGTAAAGAGTCTTCATTAATATCTGAAGATCTTTATAATTTTGTTATGAAAAACAAAACCGCAATTGATGGTGCGATTGTACAGGAAAGGGACTTTGATTTTGATTATTTCGGGTTTAAAACGTTGGAGAGATCTTATCTTTTAAAAATTAGTGGTAGAATTATCGAGAGACCTCAATACATGTATATGAGAGTTGCCATGGGTATATGTAAGGGAGATATAGATATGGGTATTAGAATATACAATGATCTATCACAACATTTCTATACACACGCTACACCAACCTTATTTAATGCGGGTACTAGAAGACCACAAATGTCTTCTTGTTTTCTTATAGGAAATAAAGGTGACGATATAAATGCGTTATTTGATACTGTTAAGGATGTTGCGAATATTTCTAAATGGGCAGGTGGAATTGGTTTACACGTACATGATGTTAGAGCTAAAGGTTCATATATTAAAGGGACTGGTGGAGAATCCGATGGGTTGTTACCGATGATGAAGACATATAATGAAGTTGCGAGATGGATTAATCAAGGTGGTAAAAGAAAAGGTTCTTTTGCTATCTACTTAGAACCATGGCACGCGGATGTATTCGAATTTATTGAATTAAGAAAAAACCATGGTAAGGAAGAAATGAGAGCAAGAGATTTATTTCTAGCAATGTGGACTCCTGATTTATTCATGGAAAGAGTCAAACAAGATGGTGAATGGACATTATTTTCACCTGATGAGGCACCTGGATTGTCTGATGTCTACGACTCACCTGATTCTAAAGATTTTACAGAGTTGTACGAAAAGTACGAACAACAGGGTAAAGGTAGGAGAGTTGTGAGAGCAAGAAAATTAATGGACGCAATATTAACTGCACAGATTGAAACGGGTACACCTTATATGTTATATAAGGATTCAGCCAACTCTAAGTCTAATCAAAAGAATTTGGGTACAATTAAATCTTCCAATTTATGTACTGAAATTATTGAATATAGTTCACCTACTGAACAGGCGGTCTGTAATTTAGCATCAATTGCATTACCAAAATACATCGTTGATGGAGAGTTTAATCACGATCTATTATATCAGTATGTTTATCAAGTTGTTAGAAATTTGAATAACGTGATTGATTTAAACTTCTATCCAACAGAAGAGACTAAGAGGTCTAATCTAAAACATAGACCGATCGGTTTAGGAATACAAGGATTGGCAGATGTTTTTTGTAAACTTAAATTACCTTTTGAGTCTGAAATTGCGGATACATTACAAACAGATATATTCGAAACAATATATTTTGCGGCGATGACTTCGTCTAAAGACTTATCCTCGGAAGTTGGTCCTTATGAATCCATTTCAGGATCACCTATTGAGAAGGGTATATTTCAATACCAAATGTGGGGGTTAAAGGATAAAGACCTATCAGGAAGATGGGATTGGAAATCACTTAGAAAGGAAGTAGTAAAATATGGTGTGAGAAATTCACTTTTATTAGCACCAATGCCAACGGCATCGACTGCACAGATTTTAGGTAATAATGAGGCATTTGAACCATTCACTTCAAACCTATACTCAAGACGAACGTTAGGAGGGGAATTTATTGTAATTAATAAACACCTTGTGGAGAGTTTAATGGAGAACGATTTATGGAGTGATGAAATTAAAAATAAACTTATATTAGAGAATGGGTCCGTACAAAACATTCCCGAGATTCCTGTAGACGTAAAAGAGATTTATAAAACTGTTTGGGAAATGTCTCAAAAAACTTTATTAAATATGGCAGCGAAAAGGTCAGTTTTTATTGATCAATCACAGTCATTAAATCTTTTTATAAGTAATGCGACCAAGGCGAAGTTATTGGCGGCACATTTACATGGATGGAATTTAGGTTTAAAAACAGGAATGTATTATCTAAGGACAAAATCTGCGGTTGACCCACTTAAGGGATTAGGTGTGAGTACTACAAGGACTCAACCAACAGAACAAAACACTGAAGATAATAATGAGGTGGATGAAAAACCTAAACCAAATGTTACATCTAATTCATTAATAAGTGATAATAAAGAATTACAAATGGTTTCACAACCTACAATACGACCTGACGACTCACCTTTTGAGTGTGAAGGGTGTGGTTCTTAATCACTTTTTTATTATTTTTTTCAAACCCACCGTAATGGTGGGTTTTTTATTTACAACCATTTTAGTATTGAATATATTTATTAGTATGGCAGTAACGTATGGAATTGACTTTCCTTTTAGAGAAAGTCTCACAGGAGATTATTTAAAAATGACTACAACCCCTGAAAAAGAGGTTAGAGGGAATCTTATTCACCTTATTCTTACTAAAAAGGGTAGTAGATATTATTTACCTGATTTTGGGACTAGGATATATCAATACATCTTTGATCAAAATGACATGGTTACATTCAACTTAATAGAAGAAGAAATAAGAGAGGGGTGTAAGAAGTACTTACCAAACCTTGACATAAACTCAATAAAAGTAATTTCCTCAGAAGATGATTCTGACCCCGTTACAACGGTAGATGAAGAGGATGATGAAAGATTATTTAGACTTGCGGACGAATCAACTAAACCATACACCGCAAAAGTAAAAATTGATTACACAGTTAATAATGGTGCGTTTTCGTCATCAGATTTTATAATAATTAATATATAAGATGGCAAAAAAAATATCATACGCTAAAAGAGACTTCGCAGGATTAAGGGAGGAATTGGTTAATTTAACTAAGGACTTTTATCCCGATTTAATAAAGAACACTAACGACGCATCGATCTATTCGGTGATGTTAGATCTTAACGCCGCAATAGGTGATAACCTACACTACCACATAGATAGAGTTTGGCAAGAGACTATGTTAGACTTTGCACAACAAAGAAGATCACTTTTTCATATTGCAAAAACATACGGTATTAATGTACCGGGTAATAGACCATCGGTTGCGTTGTCTGATTTTTCAGTAAACGTACCTGTAAGAGGTGATAAAGAAGATGAAAGATATTTGGGAATACTCAAGGCAGGGGCACAAGTTTCAGGTGGGGGACAAACGTTTGAAACAATAGAGGACATTGATTTCTCAAGTCCGTTCAATAGTAAAGGAGAACCAAATAGACTTAAAATACCAAATTTCGATAGTAATAATAAGTTAGTATCATACACTATCACTAAGAGAGATGCGATAGTCAATGGGGTGTCAAGAGTTTTCAGAAGAGTAATAGGGGCACAAGATCAGAAACCATTCTTAAAATTATTTTTACCTGAACAAAACGTGTTAGGTGTAACGTCAATAATTCATAAGGAAGGAACTAACTTCACATCTAATCCATCGACATCTGAATTCCAAAGTGAAAAAAATAGGTGGTATGAAGTTAAGAGTTTGATGGAAGATAAGGTATTTCTCCCAAACAAAACTAAGTCCTCGGATACGGATAACTTTACTGCGGGAGATTACAAAAGAGTAAGTAATAAATTTATTTCAGAATATACACCTGAAGGTTATATGTCAGTGACTTTTGGTTCTGGTAATATAGATCCATTAGATAATTTAGATTCATTTAACGATGGTACGTTAAAAGTAAATTTAGGTACATACCTTAACAATCTTTCCTTAGGTGCAACTCCAAAGAAAAACTCCACAGTCTTCATAAAATATAGAGTAGGTGGGGGTAAAAACAGTAATCTTGGTGTTAATGTCATCAATAGTGTTGATAATGTTGAATTTAATGTAACAGGACCATTAGGAAATATTAATAGTCAGGTAATACGTTCACTAAACGCTACCAATGTTACACCTGCAGTAGGTGGGGCGGACCAACCAACAATTGAAGAAATAAGAAATATGGTTGGGTATAATTTTGCGGCTCAAGATAGGGCAGTAACACTTAACGATTATAAAGTTTTAATAGAGACCATGCCGTCTACGTATGGAGCACCCGCGAAAGTAAATGTGATGGAGGAAGATAATAAAGTTAAAATAAAACTTCTATCCTATGATGATGAGGGTAACTTAAATGACACTGTATCAACTACACTTAAAAACAACATTTTAAGGTATCTAACAAACTATAGAATGATCAATGACTATATTGATATACAAAGTGGAGAAGTACTTGATTTGGGGTTAGAAATTGATTTATTAGTTGATAAAAACATTAATCAGACAGATATACTAAAAGATGTGGTTTCTAAATCTACATCGTTCTTTAATATTGAGAAAAGAAAAATGGGTGACCCACTATTCGTAGGTGAGTTACAGAAAGAAATATCAAATATCTCAGGTATTGTTAATGTTGTTGATTTAAGAGTTTTTGGAAAGACAGGTGGAGAATATTCCACGGCAGAGGTAAGTCAAGGTTATAGTGACGAAGAGACAAAACAAGTTGCCCAATCAGATTCAACAATTTTTATGAAGAGTAATCAAATCTTCCAAATTAGATTCCCTAATAAAGATATAAAAATTAGGGTTAAATCTTTGGGTTCCACTACATTTTAAAATTCTTTTTCTGTATTATTATTAATTAAGGGAAATTAGGTTCCAATCTATTTATATGATATGATGCAGAAACACAGAATACGTACTGAAATAGGTAATAATCAAAAATTGACTGTAGAGTTAAAACAAGATTATGACTTATTAGAAATACTTTCACTCAAATTTAGTCAAAAAGATGCATACACATCTCTTTGTGCTGATTATGGGGTTGTTTGTGGTAGGATCACTGCGAACCAAGGGTTTGGTGTTGCAAATGCAAGGGTCTCTATTTTTATACCCTTGGATGATGTTGATGAACAAGATCCTGTAGTATCTGCACTTTACCCATATAAATTAACACAGGACACAAATACAGACGGATACAAGTACAATCTTTTCCCAAAAAGAAAACAACATACAGGACATACTCCTACAGGTACATTTCCTGACCAAGAAGACATTCTAACAAGGGAGGAGGTACTATATGTTTATGAAAAATATTATAAGTATACTGTAAAGACTAACGACGCTGGTGATTTTATGATATGGGGAGTTCCTGTTGGTAAACAAACAATACATGTAGATGTAGATTTATCAGACATGGGATGTCAGTCGTTAGTACCTTATGATTTTATTTATGAGGGAGTTTCTGAAGAAAAGTTTGAAAACAATTACTCATTTAGAAGTAGTTCCGATATTGGAAGTTTACCACAGACATTAACTTTTGAGGAAAGTTTAGAAGTTTATCCTTTTTGGGGTAACGAGGATTTATGTGAAATAGGAATTACAAGAACAGATTATGATTTATCCGAACAAGGTATTAGAATAGAACCATACTCAATCATGATGGGAGGGACTTTCACTGATTCAGGAAAGGATTCGGTAAGAGTTAGGTGTAATGTTGATAACCAAATGGGGGAAAAATGTGCACTCGTAACTGGTGAAGGTGATATCGAGGCAATTAGATTTTCTGGATATTATGAGGAAAATAATGATGGGACACCAAATTTCGAAAGACCAATATTAGAGGCAATACAGTTGGATTCCCAAATAGATAAAGAAGGTAATTTCTTTTTTAGAGTACCCATGAATATGGGATACAGAATTACAAATGAATTTGGTGAATTAGTGGAAACTAAAGATACCCAAAGGGGAATACCTACAAGAGGAACTTATAGATTTAGATTTTCGTTACAAAATGATAATGGTCAGAAAAAACAATACAGGGGTAAGTATTTGGTACCACAAGTTAAAGAACATCAATTAAGTGGTGAGATTCATCCCAACGCGTACACATTCTCAGATAATTTAGATGATTACCCTTCCGATTCACATGATGATATTACGGGTATTAATAATAATGGGTTTGCAAATGACATGTTTTACTCTTTTAGATACAATAGGGTTTATACGGTATCGTCATTTATTAACCAATACCATAATAAATCTTGGGGTGAACGAGTATTCCCGTTTTTTGCAAAAGATAGAAATGAATCCTTTATCGGTATAAAAGAAATACAACCCTCCATTGAAGAAGATTGTTCGAATAATAACGAGTACTTCCCAATTACTGATGCGGTTAGAAATCACAAATTTAAGTTCCTAATCACAACGATCTTAAATTTTTTGGAAAGACTTTATTTAATTATTACTCAATTTGCATTTGATTTCATTGTTGAGTTCATATTTGATGTTTCTGAAATCCTTTACGACATTAAAATTCCTGTCGTTAAATACAGACCTTTCAAAAGTACCGCAAGAAGAATTTCCAGATTCGCACGACAAATTCAAATTGCCACAATTAGAAATTTAGAATTAATTAATTATCCTGATTGTTATGAATGTTCAAAAGATCCACTAACGGGTAGTGACGGAACCCCTGGTGGAGATACATACGAGATAGTTCTTATAAATGATGATGGGGACGAAATAGAATTCCCAACTGGTTCCACTAGTAGTTACCTAGAGTCGATTGTTAACGCTTCGGGTTTGACCGCGGTGAACAGTAATATAGTTACTAACCACCCATATGACCCAAATGACGGTACTTCAAGTGGTTCTCCCGATTATTTAGATTTAACTATAACAGGTGGACATCCTGATAAAAACTATATTATAAAATTTATTGTTGAACCAGAAGTTGGATATACTGACCCCAATACGGGAGATTACATAATTACATCGCAGGCGGTATATAATTATCTATTTATTGGATATGGATCTGATTCTCCGGTAAACGATTCAGTTACTGGAAGGTATGATGGTCTTTCGTACGAGATATTTACTGCTTACTACGATGCCAACAACACAGATATGAGTGGTACCTTACCCACTTCAGACCCGGGAACTGTATTATCCGCTGTTGGTCAATTTACCATTCACACCGTCTATTTCTATGGTGAAAAACAGGTAAATACGACTTCTAATGATTTAGCGGAATCCGGTTGTTCTAAATATGATACCATTTACGATCCTGATAATGACATGTCATTAAAGGCGTATTTGAATAATGCTGGAGGGACAAATGATTACAATTATTGGGTTGGGGTTGGTTCACAAGGAAGTGCTTATCCCGACATCTTTATAGACACTGAAGATCCGTGTAACTATACCCCACCATCATTTGATATCGTGGCATCAATTAGTGCGTGGTATAAGGAAGCTGGTAAAACGGGTGATCCATATACCTCAAGAAGATGTAGGATAGCGGACGGACACGCACCAGATAGAGAAACAGGAATCCCTGCAGGTACTGCGTCAGGACATTCAGAATTTAGAGACGGTGTCTATACTTTAATTGCGGCTGCGGGTAAAAATAGAGCAATGATTCTAAACTACTCAAGAAGAAAATTACTCGGAAAACTTATGTGTGGGGGTATAACATCATACACATTTAGTAATAGTTGGTTAAATGGGTCATTATACTTCTTCCAATTTAGAAGAAGAAAAGGGGGTAATAATGCAAAATATTGTAAAGATGTTATACATCGGGAAGTAGACGACACTGGGGTACACTATTATTATAGATCAACACCATATGACGGTACTAATTTTATTGGTGGTAAAAATGAAGAAAATAGTCAGACTAACCCCGAAATATTATTTCCAACAACAATTATGGATTTAGGACCAAGAAACATGTTCATTAAGGAGATATGTGTAGACCCTGAATTAGATGTAAACTGTTCAGTATCTAAGAGTATTGGAAATACATCATACCAAGACATAAACGACCTAATGGAGTGGGTTATATCCTCTAAAGAGGTCAAAGAAAAGGGAAAACTAAAAGTACAAGATCTTTTTGATAAAAGGGGTAATGGATCAATGGACGGAGATATTGTTCAATTATTAAATTTCAACTCTCAACTTGGAATATACGGGTACGACGATGAGGACCAAGATAGTCCCTACTTCCCTGTTAATGGGGCTGAGTATTTTGATGGTGTTGGACCACTAAGTTTAAACTTTCGTTTTTCTGAAGATGATCAAGATACTGAAATTGTTGAAAAAGATGGTACGTTACTTAGAATATGTATAAACTCATCAGGTAATTTAACCGAAACAGCTCAGGATGTCCCATATTATAGGTGGGATAAAAAGGGTGACGGATTTGGTGGTGATGTAGCGACCGGTACCAATTCAAACGGTGAGACTACGTATAGTGTTACCGATTCAGAAACCCAAGATTGGTCGAGAAATACCATATACTCAACCAAATATCAGGGAGGGTGGACCTTTCCCGGTTTAATGGAAATAGACCCATATAACGATGCCGGTGGGGATCCAACAGACGAGATAAATAGTCATTACTATGATGGTAGTATTTTACCACCATTTCGTGAGTGTGCCGACGATAATTACATACCAGATGAAGTACCACTTGGTGGACCTTACCACTTTTACTTCGGTTTAAGAACTGGTAAAAGTTCTTGGAATAAATTTATTAAAAACTTCGGTCCGTTATGATAAAAAAGAAAATTGTTGCACCAAGTAAACGTTATAAAAAGGCGGAATCTGAAGATTTAACTTTAAGAATAAATTTTGAAGAGGATAAGAGTTTATTAAGGGAGGGTGATAAAAATATAGTTTTAGACATTGCAGAACTTTATAGAAAGGAACGTAATGAAAGTACCAAATATAGAATTTATGGTAAAATGAATATGGTGTTTAGAAACACATATAGCGGAACTACCACATACGATCCTTTACGTAACAACCTTTATATTATAGGTGATGGTCTTGATGGTGATTTTACGGGACACTTACCATATAACGAATTTGCATTCATTAGAAACGATTATGTTAGAGAAGTCTCCATTTCAACAGGTACTACAATGGGGACCTATGATCCCAATATATTTATAACAGGTGATACCACACATAGAGTGATAAATGAAATAGACTCTGCATCTACAAATTGGAATGTGTTTTTATCATATGTCTATGATAAAGACTCAACACACCAAATGAAGTATACTTTGTCGGGAAATACGGAGTATAGTTTTACAGCATCTAATGGAGTACCGTTTAGGATAACGGAGTATCCGAACTACTACGAACTTACAAGTCCAATACCACATAATATGAAACAGGGGGAATTCGTAATAGTTTCAGGAACTTCAATAAGTAGTGGTACCGAATTGGATAGAATATTCCCAATATCTTCAGTAGGTAATGAAATATTTGACTCTGAGAAATATGTATTAATCATACAAAAGTCGGCACTATCTAATTCACAAACAATGAGTGGGGTGGTTTTCGGTAAAAGATGTATAGACAAATTAAGAATGTCGGGAACAACATCTGAGTATTATGTTCATAAACACAAAATACTCACAAATACCGACGACTGTATAATAGATAGAACAGGTTTTGAAACACCTGTTTTTGAAATAGAAAGAAAATTACAGTTTGAAACCGCAGACAATAGAAATGATGTGTATACAGTACAGAATAGACCTGAAACGGTTCTATTTCATTTTAAAGATGAGATAGACATAAATGGTCTAATAAATAATTTAGGTTATACAATAACGGACCTTTATGTAACGAAAGTGTTTAAAAATGGTAATGGATATTTCCAATATCCCCCAAGACACGGTTATAAATTTCATTTTCATAATAATTGGGTGGATAATCATTTTGATACTTCATTTTCAGGGTCAGACT